GACGGGTAGAGCGAAAAGGTACGAAGCGGGCGGGCGTAACGACGGTACGAAGTACGGCCAACCTCAAAGACGGTACGAAGTGGGCAAGACCGCCTATAAACGGGCGGCGAAGTGTTTGGTTGCCGTGGCCGTGCGGTGTAGGGGGTTTAAGGCGCGATGAAAGGGGCGGCTGTGGGGGCGCATTTTAAAAGCCCTCCGGCAAGACAAGGGGCACGCCCTTGGCGATTGACAGGAACAGGGTAACGCCGCGGGGCTGTATGCCGATAAAATCTCCCGCTTTGGTTATGGTGCACCGTGCACCGGTCAGGCCAGCGAAGGCTTTAGCGCGACGAATGAGGGTAACGTCGGCCACGGTATCGCGAAATAGGGGGGTTTTGGTTGCTACCAAAACGTGTACACCGGTTGAGGTGTCGGTCAGTTCAAAGCGTGCAAGCATTTTTCGGGTCTCCATTGGTTGCAAATGACGCGCTTATGGTTGGGCGCGTTTCGGGTACTCAACCCATCTTCAGATTTGCTTTAAATAAAATCGGCGTAGGCTTCGCCAAACCCCCGCGCGATATCGGTTAAGGCGTCGGCGTCTGACTGGCCGTAAATCTCCGGCCTATCCCAGAACCCCACGCCGTGCCCGTTTCTGGTGAACCAGAAATCGTGCCCTATCTGGTCGGGGTCGGCTTGGGGGTCGATACCGGCCGCTTGCACGGCCAGAACAAACGCGCGACAGTCTTCGACGGCTTCGGCTAAAAAAGCGGTTGTTAAATCTAGCCCTTCGTTCTCGGGCGTGTCGGGGGTTTGCTCGGTGAAATAAACCGCTTCGATGTAGGCGTCGGTTATTTTTTGAAGGTTCATTGTTAAGCCTCAATAGTGAAGGGGGCAGCTTTGTTCCGGCCGCGGAATTTACGCACGCACCAAGCGATTAACAAGGCGGGCGAACAAACTAGAACCGCGCAAGAAAAGCCGACTTTGTGAAAATACTCGCGCGTGTTTGTAAACCAGTCTTGCTCGGGGGCTTTAACCGGCGTACGCGCGGAGGTGTAGCGGGCGTCGGAGTAACGCTTAGTTTGAAAACTTCGCCGCGGGTAAGTGTGGGCGGCTTTGTATCGTTGAAAGCGTTCGCGTATAGGCGCGGGGGCGGGGTCAATCTTTTCCCCCGCGTTGCATTTAACAAACTCGACGGCCTCGTCTAATAAATTTTTGCTAATGAAACGAAATTCGGTTGAGCCATCGCCATACACACCGGCCGCGGGCGTGCCAAACTTTAAGAGCGATTGCTCGACAATTAAAGCGTTTTTGGTTTCGTGAAAACAAACTATTTCAGCGGTAAAGCCGTAACGCTTGGCCACCTCGTGAATGCGCCTTTGTTCTCGGCGTTGTGAGGTTACGCCAAACTTAACCAAAAGGTGCCCGGGGGCGAAGGTTTTACAAAGCGTTTCCGCGTTTTCACCCTGCGCAACCCAAACATAAATCGCGTCGTTATCGTTGCTCATATCGTACCCTTTAAGCGTAAAAATACGGCGCGTAAACCAAGCGCAAAGCCTTTAAAAAAACCTGACGCTATGGCCACAAACACCGCCAACCCAAAACCTAAAAACACCAAAGCCGCGAGGGCGTACAGTATGTATGTCATTGTTTGTTCTCCGCGTCTTGAGCGTCAAGCAAACGCGTGACGGCTGACACCATATTTTCCATAACGTGCGCGACGTCGCAATACTCCAACGGTTCCCACGGGGTAACGCTTCGCGAATCTTTTTTTAATAATTCGATAATCTTTTTATATGATGCGCTTTGCGGCCAGTCACTTAAACATTGACCGATTGCAAAATCTTGCGCTTTCTTTAAATTGGTTTTCATTTTCGGTTCTCCGGTTTAATGTACTGATTGAATGCGTTTTGTTGACCACTTGAAAAAGCCGCAATATTCGACGGCCTCCGCATAGGTAAAAAAATATTTTGTTTGCGCGAACACGCCGCGGCCAAAATCAATTTTGTACATTTATTCGCCCTCCGCTTCGTTGGCTATGTCGGTCAATTCGTTTGCCCATTCGCAAAGGCTGTAAAGCGTATGATTGCCAACGGCCGTATCATTTTCTTCGCCGTCAATCGGGCTTGACCAATTCGCGTAAATTTCATCGGAACCCAAACTAATAAACAGGCAAAACGGATAATCTTCGAGCCATAAATACACGTTGCCTGAGTTTGGATTTTCGGCCGCTTCGCCGTAGCTGCTTAAATTCATACCTAAATCAGCGGCCTTTGTAATTAAGAGGGCAACTTTGCGCAGCGCGTTAGCGCATAAATCTTGATTGATATTCATTTTCGGTTCTCCGGTGAAAATGTAATTAGTTAGAAAAAACAGACACAACGTGCAACACAAACAAAACGCCGCCCACGTAAATACAAAACGCATATTTGGCAAACTTAAAAAAGCGGGCGGGTAGTTTCGGCCAAACAAACGCGACGCCCGAGTAAGTCAAATAACCAACTAACGCGGCCACGTGCACAAACACAAACAACGCAAAAACAACCAAAATAAAAGTAAACATTTCGTGCCCCCTAGTTCGAGTAAATTTGCGCCCATGCTTCGGCGTCTTTCTTTTTGTCGCAAGCGATCATTAAGGCGTTGTTAAAAAACACAAGCCACTCGACCCGCTCGGTGCAACGGCCGTTAAACGTGCCCTTGCGTTCAATGTGCGTGGTGTTGACCGTGCCCGCGGCTGACAATGAATAAAAAACTTTCGTGGTTTTTGTGCTCATTTCGTGCCCCTTAGTTAGCTGTTGCGTAGTTGCGAAGGGCGCGAACGTAGCCGCGGAAACTTGACTGGCTTTTGGCGTTCATGTACCAAGCCACAACCACAACGCCGCTTTTACGTACACCAAGAAAAATACCCTTGCTTGTTTTGTCGGCGGCGTCGGCTGTTGTTACCCATTGGCCGACTGGCAACGCTGCGACTTGCTCGGTTGACAGCGTGTAAATGTTTTGTGTTTTCGTGTATTTCATTTTCGGTTCTCCGTTTGTTGGTTTGCGTTGCTGCATCCCATGTACAGACTATAACCCGAAGGTAATATAGTTGTCAAGCGAAAAAAGCGTAAAAATAGCAATTATTTTAAAAATATTTTTATCGTTTGTTGCTTTTTTACAATAGCCTCTAGAACGCATCAAACAGCCCGCTACGCGGTTTTTGTCGGGGTTGATAGTCAGGTATAGGGCAAAAACACGCTGGTTTTTTCGCGTTTTGTCAAACAATCACACAACTTTGTTTCAAGTGAAACAGTTTGCAAAGTGTGATTGTTTCACGTGAAACATTTACAAAGGCGTGAAACGCGGTTATTCTCCGCGAATGGAGAACACGCAAAAAACCCCCCAAAAAATAGTTAGACGGCCGCACGCTGGCCGACCTACATTATTTCGGCCGGAGTTTATTGACAAGGCACGCGAGTACATCCGTGCCGGTTTCACCCGCGAAGACATCGCCGCACAGTTCGGGGTGAACGTGTCGCAGGTTTACGAATGGCAAGCGAAAAATCCCAAGTTTGCCGATGCCCTAAATCAAGAGCGAGTTATTGCCGACACGGCCGTAGCCTCCGCGTTGTACCTCCGCGCGACTGGCCAACTGAAAAAAACCATCACGAAGAAAGTCACGACGGCCGACGGCCGCGTAGAGATACACGAAACCACAGAGAGCGTGCCCGCTGACCCCACAGCGCAACGCTACTGGCTGAACAACCGCGCCCCGAAGGTTTGGCGCGAGCGTAACGAGGTTACGGGGGCGGATGGTGCACCAATTGCCATAAGCCTGTCGTGGCTCGGCAACTCGAGCCGCGGCCTAGTGATCGACGCCGAAACAATAGAACCCAACGACCAGAGCACGCCCAGTCTAACCAACGAAGGGGCGTAAATGCCTTATAAATCAATGGCTTACAGCTTTGCACCGTCGGATGTAAAGACCGACGGCCAAAACGCTACACACGCCGGAGGGGGTGGGGCGGGCTGGCCTCAAGCAAAAAGCCCCTTTTCAGTCCATATTGTGGACTTTCACCCCTTAAAACTAAGCATTTTTTTATGATGCAGTGCAATATCAAGGAAAAATTAGTGCATGGAGGGGTGTGTCGAGCCGGGGGTGGGGGGTGGCCGCGGCTGCTAGGACCGCTATCTGTAATTTTTCAAATTTTAGAACGAAAAGTAACTAAGTTGATCTTAGTAACTTCAGCCCGTCCTGTTGATGTTACGCAAAAAGTCTGATGGACATCCAAACCTACCAGCCCAGACCGTTCGCCATGGCCCTGCACAACAGGAAAGCAAGGTGGACAACATTAGTCTGCCACAGGCGGGCGGGTAAGACAGTCAGTTGTTGCGCCGATTTGGTCGTGGGGGCACTGGAAACACCATACCCCAACCCGCAGTTCGCCTATCTCGCGCCTTTCCGAGATCAGGCAAAGCGCGTGGCATGGAGTTATCTAAAAGACTTGACAAAACCGCTCTGGGCACAGAAACCAAACGAGTCGGAACTGACCGTTTTCATTCGCAACAGCAAGGGTGGTATCTCGAAGATTTTTGTCGCTGGCGCAGATAACCCAGACAGTCTTCGTGGCCTGTATTTTGATGGCGTCGTACTCGATGAAGTCGGCGATATGCGCCCGAGTATCTGGTACTCCGTCTTGAGACCGGCTTTGAGTGATCGTCGCGGCTGGGCCATCTTCGCGGGCACGCCCAAGGGCAAAAATATGTTCTGGAACTTGCGTGAAGAAGCGCGATTGAATCCGGCCTCGCACCTGCTCATTGAAGTCAAGGCGAGCAACAGCAACCTACTGCACCCAGATGAGTTAAGAGACGCCAAAGCGCAGATGACGGACTCGGATTATGAGCGTGAGTTCGAGTGTTCATTCGATGCGTCCATCCCCGGAGCGTATTGGGCCAAAGAAATTGGCAAAATTTATGACGCGGGCCAAGTTAAAGACTTCCCCGTGGATAAGGCTCTGCACGTGGAGGTCGTGGCCGACTTAGGCTACACCGACTCATGTAGCTGGTGGGTCTGGCAGACCACGAATGAAGGCTACCGCATTGTTGATTTTTATGAGGCCAATAGTCAGGCCATATCGCACTACGTTGAGTGGATAAAGGCCCTGCCCTACACGGTAGATCGCGTCTGGTTGCCGCATGACGCGAAGGCAAAGTCATTGCAGACGGGCCGAAGTATGGTTGAGACGTTTTTACAGCAGGGCATCAAGCCCGATCTGGTTCCCGATATGTCGTTGCAAGACGGGATCGAAGCGGCTAGGCAAGTCATACCGTTGTGTTGGTTTAACGAGCAGTCCACCTACGAGGGCCTCGAACACTTACGAGCATACAGCCGTGAGTGGGACGAAAAGACCGGGACCTTCAGGCAGAAACCGAAACACGATTCTCACAGTCATGCGAGCGATAGCTTCAGGTATCTCGCAATTGTGGCTAAGAAATTAAAGATTAGAAAACAGCGCGATTACGCCGCAGAAATAGTCGTTCCAGACGCACCCCAGCAGTATCAGTTTTCACTCGACATGATCTGGGATACCGCCCCCAAACAAAATGCACGTATAGGATAAATGATGAGCCAATTTAACGATGGACTGGATAAACCAGACGACAACACCCCCGCCGGGTTAGCGATACGTTGGAATAAAGAGATAGAGGCCGCAGGCAAAGAGGTGCTGAAGTGGCACGACGACAGTAAGAAGATCAACAAGCGGTATCTCGATCAGCGCGATGGATTTGAATCGGCTGAGAGTCGAGTGAATTTATTTTGGTCAACCATTGAGACGATGAAAGCGTCTTTGTACGCGCGGCCCCCTAAGGCTGACGTGGCACGATCCAATTACGATGCCGAGGACGATGGGGCGCGAGTGGCCGCGACCATGCTCGAGCGGATTCTCAACAGTGGCCTTGAGGAAGATGGCAGCGACTTCGATGCGGCGTTGCGCCACGGCATTAGCGACTGGCTGATCGTGGGCTTGGGCCAACTTTGGTTCCGCTATGAGGTAGAGACCGAGATGGTGATGGTCCCGGCCATTGTGCACCCGCACAGTCTGGAAGAAATTGAGCCAGCCGCTGAGTTTGAGAAGATCACAAGCGAAGAAGTTCAGACCGACTACATCTACTGGGGTGACTTCTTCTGGTCTCCCGCGAGAACGTGGGAAGAAGTGCGCTGGGTGGGGCGTAGAACATATTTAGTGAAAG